ACTGCTGTAGCATTTACACCAACCTTATCTGGATATGGCGATAGGATTAGAATACAAACATCAGGCGGTCTAAGTAATTGTAATGGTTTTGCTGATGGGATAGTAGATTTGGATGCGGAGTTATAAAAATGGATAGCATGACAATAACAAGCGCACAATATTATAATGACCTTGATGGAACACAAGCTGGCATAAAAGCCACCATTGACGGCACAGAGATGTTTGTTCCACTAGACCCAGCCAACCGCCACTATGCAGAAATCATGCTTCAGGTAGATGCTGGCACACTAACAATAGCGGAGGCAGAATAATGCCATACATAGGCAAATCACCAGTAGGCGGTGGCTTCCATAAGCTGGATGCTCTTACTGCTTCTGCTACAGCTACCTACGCTTTGACGCTGGGTTCTGCGGCATACTTTCCAGAGACAGCTAACCAGCTACTTGTATCTCTGAACGGCGTTATCCAAGCACCACAGGATAGCTTTACAGTGTCAGGGTCTAACCTAGTGTTTGACACGGCTCTGACATCTTCAGACAGCATCGACTTTGTTGTTGCGCTGGGTGATGTGCTGGGTGTTGGTTCGGTTACTGACGGTGCTGTTACTACAGCCAAGATACAGAACGGTGCTGTTACTGCGGCAAAGATTAGTAGCTTGCCAACAGGCTCTGTGTTGCAAGTTGTTCAAGCTGTAAAAACAGACACGCAAGAATTTAATGCAAACTCTTATTCTGCAATAAGTGGTCTTGCGGCTGTAATTACACCAACAAGTACATCAAGCAAAATATTAGTACAAGCCGTTATTCACATAGGAACAAGCGGTGGAAACGAAGGTGTAGGTGGAAAGCTATATAGAAACAGTTCTGAAGTTACTGGAGCAAGAGGCGATGCGGCTGGTAGCAGAGACAGAAATTGGTTTCATGGTGGTGAGTATGCAGGTACTACTTCTCAAAGTACATCTACCCCAATGTTTTTAGACAGCCCCTCATCAACTTCTCAACTCACTTACGAAGTTTATTGTCGGTCGCACAGCACTGGTTACCCTGCCTACATCAACAGAAGTGAAGATGATTCTGATGATAGCAGACGTAGCAGAGTTATCTCAACATTAACCCTTATGGAAATAGCAGGATAGGAGACTGACATGACACTAACAAAATTAAACAATCAGTCTCTGTCTGCTGTAACATCGGCTGGCTTGCCGTCTGGTACTGTGTTGCAGGTTGTTCAAAACACATTTGCCCCTGCGTCAAACGAAACAACATCAAATACAAGTTATCAGGCTTCAGGTTGGAATATTACAGTACAGAAAAAGCAATCTAACAGTAGATTGTTAGTAAATTGTGCTGGCGCACATCAATATCTAACACAGTATGCGTCTGGTATTTTATCTACTATATGTCAAGAAAGTGGAACTAGTACATTTATAGCAAGTACAACTTACTCAGCTTCTAATGACCCAGCATCTAGCTACCTTTATGGTATGCAACAAGTATATAATTCAAATTATTTGAATACTGCGCCACATTCCAAAAACTGGTTATTTGATTCTTCTGGAAATGAGTTTGAGGCTTTTAGGCTTTTTTATAGGGCAAGAAGCTCAGGATATAATAGTGTGTTCTTTGAAGCTGGTCATGTTGCAACAATCACAGTTACGGAGATTGCAGGGTGAACCAGAACGATATAATGCTTGCTGGTGGCGGTTTGACTGCACCTCTGTGGCTACCTACTCTTAACCAGTGGGTAGCCCTTATAGTCGGAATATTTTCTGTAGTGTATCTTGGGTTTAAGATATACAAGGCGTGGAAGGAAAGGTAATGAGTAGCTTTTTTAATTTTGGCAACACCCGTAAAAGTAAAAAGAAAAAAGTAGTGCGAGATTTTGATATAGATGACGCATTAAAATTTCTAGGGTTGAAAGCTGAAAAATCATACAGTCCTAATATGCAACCACTAATCAGGTCAGGCCAAGGTAGAAGTAAATATACAGATTAGGAGAAGGCGATGTTGGGTGAACTTATGGCCTGTAACGCCGCCTTCGCCGTTATTAAACAAACTCTAGCCAACGGGCGTGAACTCGCAGACTGCGGAAAAGCAATCTCAGATTACGTAACCGCCAAAGATACCCTTCAACAAAAAGCCAACAAAAAGAAACATTCCTTTTGGCACAAAGTAGGTGGCAAAACCGGGGATGATTTAGAAGAGTTTATGGCACTTGAGAAAGTGCGTAAACAAGAAGACCAGCTTAGAGAGGCTATGCAACTCTATGGACGGGCTGGTTTATGGAACGATTGGATTAGATTCCAAGCAGAAGCACGAAAGCGTAGGCAAAAAGAACGTGAAGAACTAATAAGAAAACGCAAAGAATTTCTAGAGATAGTTACTATTATTGTACTAACTATATTATTTGGGGGCTTAGTTATCTACTTTGCTGGTTTTTATTATTTAGCAACAAGAGGATAACTATGTATCAAGCAATAGTATTTGCGTGTTTACTTTCACACTCAGACGAATGTTTAAAATTAACAGACACATGGGGACTTAAAGCCTCAAAGTATGAATGTGAACAGCGTATAGAAGAGATGTTAGTTTCTACAAAAAAGGTACTACCTAACTATGTTATAGTTGGTGCTAAATGTGAAGCGATGGGGCAACGAACATAATGCCAAAACTTAGTGAGAACACAGAGGTAGCACTTCCCCTTCGCAACATTATCTCAATGCTTGCCGCTGTCAGTATCGCAACGTGGGCATACTTCACATTGACTGCACAAATACACAGCATACAGACCAACATCCAGATGATGAAATCTGACCTAGAGCAAAACACAGAGTTTCGCATTAAGTGGCCTAGGGGAGAGATGGGGAGTCTGCCAGCCGACTCTGAACAGTTTATGTTAATAGAACACATAGCCACAGAGTTAGAGAAGCTACAGACTGAAATCGAAGAAGGCCGTGCGCCGTATGACCAGCAACAAAAATTAACGCTGGATTTCTATGAAAAGCGAATTAGTAATCTTGAACAACATATAGAAAAGTTAAGGAACGGCGATGGTCATTGAACTTACATTTGTATTGTTGCTCACTATTGGGCAAGAGCGTATCGAGTACACACCATATAAATCCTTATCAGAGTGCTTATCCATTAGACGAAAGATAAAACGCAATGTTGGACACAGTGCCAACTTTGATGAGAAATGGTCTTGCAAAGAACTGAAAGTGAAGATGCAAGATGGACAAATATTGGAGATTGTAAATTGATTGGGATGCTAATTCAGGGCGTGATGGGGATTGCTGGTGAAGCCGTAGGTGGCTACATCGAAACCAAGAAGGCCAAGGCCAAGCAGAAGCTGGTCAAGATAGAGGCTGAAACAAGCCTGATGGAAAAACAAATTAAAGGGGAGATTGATTGGGATGTGGAAGCTGTCAAGGGTTCAAAGGAATCTTGGAAAGACGAATACCTTACCATTCTGTTCAGTATCCCACTTTTACTCTGCTTCATCCCGTTCACTGTCGAGTACGTGGAACGTGGTTTTGAAGCGTTGGCACTCACACCTGATTGGTACAAATACACCTTGGGTGTAATCGTTAGTGCATCCTTCGGAATCAAAGGCGCAACTAAGATGTTCGGCGGTAAGAAATGAAGAAGTACAAATGTAAACATTGCCAGAACATCCAGTACCTACCAGACACATTTCTAAAGAAACTACTAAGAGTAAAGTGCTACGTGTGTGGTAACCCTGTACCTAAGTCAGCCTTTAAGGAAAAAGCTAATGAAACTAGATGAACTAATGGAAGCCCTACACTCAGAACTAGGGCAGACGCTACTGGAACGCATACGTGACCCAGAAGTTAAAGCCTCTGACCTCAATGTTGCCCGTCAGTTCCTCAAGGACAACGACATTACAGCCATACCGACAGATGAGAATGTACTAAAACAACTGTTGGATGAGCTTCCATTTGACGAGTCACAAGACCTCTATCAGTAGTCTGGGTTACCTACCTACTGTACCCCCTATAGATGCCCCCTCAGTGGGGCTTAAATCGCCATTAAAAGCATATTGGAGTAACGAATGTCTCTATATAGAAACATGAACGCAAGAAAGAAGGCTGGCACAAGTCGGTCAAAGAAGAAGTCAACCATATCACCAGCAGTTTATCGGAAGATGAAACTCAAGAAGGGTGGGTTCAAAGAGAAGGCATGATAGAAGGCGTTGAGTTACTGTGGTGGCAGTGGTGGCTACTGTTAATGATTACCTTGAACACCGCTATCAACGTAGTTGTTTTCTTTAAGCATAGATTTAGGACGAGTAAAGATGGCTGAATATAAAGGCAAGAAGGTCACACTAAACAGACCTAGCCGCATCTCGAAAGGTGAACCGGGATATGGCAGAAAGAAATCTAAAGTCTACGTTAAGAAGGGCAAGAGGGTTGTTAAGGTTATGTTTGGTGACCCAAAGATGACCATTAAGAAGAACCAAAAAGGGCGTAGAAGTAACTTTAGGGCGAGGCATAACTGTTCTTCGGCTAAAGATAAGACAACAGCCCGTTACTGGAGTTGCAAAGCGTGGTAGATAACCGATTGAAAGACTTTAAGAACTTCCTGTTTATGGCATGGAAGCACTTGAACCTACCTAATCCCACACCTATCCAGTATGACATCTCTGATTATCTACAGGATGAGACACAAAGAAGGGTAGTCATCGAAGCTTTCCGTGGCGTTGGTAAGTCATGGATTACATCAGCCTATGTCTGTCACCAACTGTTGCTGAACCCACAGAAAAACATCCTAGTGGTATCAGCATCGAAGACAAGGGCAGATGATTTCTCTACCTTTACCCTTCGTCTCATCCATGAGATGCCCATACTAGCCCATCTGAAACCCAAGGATGGGCAGAGAATGTCTAAGATTAGCTTTGATGTAGCCCCTGCAAAGGCATCACACGCTCCATCAGTTAAATCTTTGGGTATCACAGGACAGCTTACGGGGTCTCGTGCAGACCTCATCATTGCTGATGACGTAGAGTCTGCTAATAACTCTATGACACAGATGATGCGTGACAAGCTGGCTGAAACAATTAAAGAATTTGAAGCTATTATTAAGCCGGGGGGACGGATTGTCTTTCTAGGTACACCACAGACTGAGATGTCTATCTATAATCTGCTGGATGAACGTGGCTACAAGACAAGGATATGGCCTTCCCGGTATCCAGATGACAGGCTCAAGACAGCCTTTGGGTACAAACTAGCACCTATAGTTGCAGATGAAGACACCAAGGACGGTGAACCTACAGACCCCCAGCGATTCGACTCTGATGACTTAATCGAAAGGGAAGCGTCATATGGAAAATCTGGATTTGCTCTTCAATTCATGCTGGACGTTAGCCTCTCAGACGCTGACAAGTATCCTCTCAAACTTAATGACTTTATGGTCATCTCTGGAAGCTCTAGTTGGGCAGATGCCCCTGTAAAAGTACAGTGGGCTTCGGGTAAAGAACAGATAGATGCCGCCAAGCACCTACCTAATGTGGGGCTGAAGGGTGACTATTGGTGTACACCTATGGTTATATCGGGTGATACAGCCCCGTGGGATGGCTCTGTGATGTCCATTGACCCTGCTGGACGGGGTAAGGACGAGACAGCCTATGCTGTGGTCAAGATGATGAAGGGTCAGTTGTACCTGACAGCCGCTGGTGGCCTACAGAATGGCTACTCAGAGGAGAGCCTAGAGGTTCTCAGTAAGGTTGCCAAGCAACAGAACGTCAATAAGATTATCACAGAGAGTAACTTCGGTGACGGTATGTTTACCCAGTTGCTGAAGCCTGTGTTGACTAGGGTTCACCCTGTGACCATCGAAGAGGTAAGACACAACACCAGTAAAGAGAAGAGGATGATAGACACACTAGAGCCTATCCTCAACCAACACAGACTTGTGGTGGACGAGAAGGTAATCTTGAGTGACTATCAGAGTGATGTAGAACTTAAATACAAACTCTTCTACCAACTGACTAGGTTGACCAGAGATAAAGGCTCTTTGATACACGATGATAGACTTGATGCTCTCTCTATAGCTGTAAACTACTGGGTAGAGACGCTAGATAGAGACATTCAAGACGCTGTAAGAGACCACAAGAGGGAACTATTGGACAGAGAGCTAGAAAAGTTTATGCAATCTTCTGTAGGAAGAAAGCCACAGTCAGAGAACTGGATTAGCCTCCGACATTAATACCCTGCATATTAGATAGAAGCCCCTATAGGTGACCTACAAGATTTAATAAGAAGAATAAGTAGTAAGAATACACCTATAGGTACACTATGAGAGGACTATAGATACCATTATGGCTAAAGATGATAATGTAGTTAAGCTATTTGAGACCGTTGAGGACAAGATTAAAGACATGATTGATGACAAAGCGGCTATTATAGTGTTGTCTTATGATGACGATGGGTTGTCTATAGGGTCTACTGCTGAAATAGATACCATCATTATGATGCTTGAAGCGGCTAAGTTTAAGTTGCTAGAGAATATCACCTACCAATAAATTTAATAAAAAAATCTGAGGGGG